AGTTGCTCCGAGTGCACTTAAAAGAGTGCCTAATCCGCCAACTAACACAGCACCAAATTTACCGAGAGTTCCTAATAAAGAAGAACCCGTATCATCAGTAGATGCGCTATTGTTATTTGCATTGATTTTATCTGCAATTAGTTGGGATAATAATTCTCTTTCTCTTGCTCTAGGACCTTCTTCATTTTGTCTTCTTATAAAATTAATATCTAACGCAGTTGATTCTGTTAGTTCTCGTGTACGAGTAATCTCATCTATCATCTTTTGTTGGTATTTAGATGGGCCAAATATTTTGTTTATTATGCCTTTAAAGAATCCAGTAGATTGATCTTTATCTCGTATCTTTGATGATGAATCATCAGATTTGTACTTGGCAAAATATTTTTGTATTTCCGACATTCCTTTATTTTTGCCACTAAACAATTCTTTTTGTGCAGCCTGTATATCTTTTCTTAGAGCAGCAAAGTCTTTACGTTGGTCGGCAATATTATCCGATAGTTTATGTAATACTTTTGTTTGTGCAGACAAGTTATCGTTTTGAGTTTGTAATGTCTCAAATAATTGTCTATCGCTTAAAGGATTTTGTGGTAGTGCCATATTTTACTTCTTTTGTTTTGCTTTTATCTTTTCATTCTCTTCATTGATATGATTAATTAACATAGTAACGTAAATATCTCTTTCCCACGGTAGCATATTTTCTATATCGGATAATGAGTAATTATGGTTATTCATTAAAGAAAAATTAAGCTGATAATAATTAAGGAGTCCTTCGTGTGAAAGAGTTAGACGAAAAAATTCTGAAGGCCCTCAAGATTAACTTCATTATGCGCACCACACTCAGTACAATCTGCTTCCACATGCTGTACTACTTTTGGCATAGTTAAAAAGAATTTCTCCAATAATTCAAATTGTGATTTCGAAAACGAATTAACGAATTCGACCAATTCTTCTTTGGTATAATCATCATATAATTGCTCATCTGTATATACAGACTTTATACAATTACATAATAATTCAACTACACTTTCAGATTTAAAATTCTGATAGATATTAATCATTTCCTCAAACTTTGGATATCTCATTTCTAAACCAATGTTTTCTGAGATCAGAATTTTTGTGGTGTGCTCAGGATCTTTTTTAATTTCTGCTTTGGTTATATCTAGCTCAAACTTAATTTTATTCTCGCAGTTATTACATTGCAGGGTTAGACTTGTAGTTTCACCCACAGATCTTGCTCTTAAATTTAAAAAGATATATTCAATGTCGAAATTCGGAAGTTCTTCTATTTTTAATTTTTTAAATGTACAAACATCTACAAGCTCGTTAATCATCCGATGAATTTCTTCACCATCTGATTCTAAAGCAGTTAATAATATCTTATATTCTTTTACGAGAAAGGGTCTATATTTAAGTTTTTCCCCGGTTGATGGTAAGATCAATTCATATGTTGGGGTTTCTAATTTTGGTAATGCCATAATTTAATTCCTATTAATTTTGTTCATATCCGAAAAATGGATTCGTTTGAAATGTGGTTGGTGCGGGCGGCCCAACTGTTGTTGATTCTCTTGGATATATTGCATTGGTAATTCTATGCGCAGGTATCCATTTTCTATATGCAAAGTTTACTGATAATTTATGTACACTATTTGTGCTGCCTTGATTTAATTCTAACATATTATATGAACGAGGAAAACAATCTTGAAGTACGACAGCATAAGAAACAGCATCCTTTTCATTTAATTGTTTTATTGTTACATTCACAGCATAATCATCCTGGTAATGTACATTGTATGTTACCGGATCTATAATAATACTTAACCAAGTATCAAAGAATGCTTTTATATCCATTGGTTGATCTATTAGGAATACCATCGTTATTCCTTCTCCACCAAAGTCTGTAGTGATTGGTCTTTGATATGCAGGGCCATAAATTCTTTGTTGTTTAACTCCAATAACCTGACCCGGTAAACCTGTAGATTCACAGAATAAATTTACATTCCTAATATCGAGAAGATTTCCTCTTCTCGCAAATAAAGGAGGTACTGGAATCTCTACTTCAAATCTGTTAGGTTTAGCAACACCCCTTGCTCTAACCTGGGCTTGAAATTGTTTAAGTGAAAAATTTGCCATTTATTACCTGCTGTATTTCTTTTTAGTGTCTGACCAGACATTTTCTTTTTTCTCGTTAACAAATTTTTCAACAGGTAGCATAGATGCAGTGATCCAATCCTGAAAGTCAATCTTTAAAAATCTTGACCTAAGGTGATTATTTAGATAATGTTTTACACACGCGGTTGCTACATTATATCTAGATGATCCGTTTAGTATTTGCCAGGACAATTTTATTCTTGTATTTTGATCCATCTTTTTATCCGTAGCTAATTCACTAAGATCTCCTAGTAAATTAAATCTAGCTAGATATGGAAGATAGTGTAAATTGATTCCTAAGAATCCGCCTGGGACTAGTCTAAAAGGCAGAACTAATGGTAACGTATCATAGTAAGGCAATGTTGCTTTGTGTTTTGGGTCATACATAAAAAGATACATTTCGCCAGGAACTAGTCTATTTGTAAGTTGTTCATTACGAAGCATATTTACTCCAGTAACTCCTGCTCCTAAATTCCTTACCTGATTTCTATACCAGGTGTATGATTTTTGGGCATCGCCCTTCTTCATACTTACTACTTTAAAGATATTATCAGCCATTAACTAATCCTAAATCTTTTTCGGTTAATATCATAAATGTCATATTCCTATCCTTACAAAATTCAAATGCTGCTTTCCATTTAGCTTCATTTACGCCCCATTGAAACACCTCGTCCACAAATCTTTTAGTTTTCTTTGCTGGAATTGTGGGAGGTTTTGTGAATCTCTCGGGTTTAATTTCAACAAGATATTTCTGTATTTCGCCATTCTTATTCTTAACTTTGATATAAAAATCCACAAAATATCGATGGACTTTTCTATCAAGGGGCGAGATATAGGGCACAATAATAGTCTCAGACCCCCACTCTAATACGGAGGAATTAAGATCGCACCATTTCATAAATCTAAGCTCCCACAATGAACGATAAACAATATTAGTTATATCGCCCTTGTATTTCGCGGGGTTTTTGGTTTTAAATTTACCCTTGTAGGTTTTGGTGTACGTCATTTGCTATAAATAATTATGATCCAATAATATTTATAAGAATATATGTCCTCTCAATTTACGCCCCCTTCCGATATAGTCTCCGAGAGACGCAAAAAATATGATTCCCCGTACCAAAACAACTCAGGGTTTAAAAGTGAATATAGAATAGGAACCTTAGAATATCCAGACGGTTTGCGAACAAAACCCGATCTACAACACTATGTTGCATTTTTTATAAATGTCAGGGATAAGGGACGATTGGGCAAAAACGGAACTGAGAATAAAGATTACTATGTGAGTAAAGAAGAACAGGACAGAATAAATCTATTAAATCAAGAATATTCTCCAAGAATACAACCTCAAGATGTTGCTGCAGGAACTCAAACGTTAGGTAATAATATTGGGGCAATAACCGCGGCAACATACGCTGTAGGCAGACTTAGTGCAGGCGTAAAAAGAAAAGAACTACTTGGATTAGCTGCAGGTACGTTAGGAGCAGCGGTCGGAGGAAAACTTATCAAAAATCTTTTTCAATCTTTAAATTTGCCTCAGTTTGCAGATGGTGGGGTATCAAGGTTAAAGGAAGTGATTACACTTCATCTCGAGGATAGACCATCAGTATCATATAAAACAAACTATAACAATGGCGCAGATATGGGATTTTTGACTGGGCTGTTAATACAAGGATCTGCTGCAGCAAGCGCAGGAACATTAAAACAAATGGAGCCCGAGATACAGGCAAGAGTGTTATCTCAATTAGCCAAATTACCAGTATTAAACAATCTAAGAGAATTATCCACAAGAACAAAAACCAATCCTTTTAGAGAAGTTCTTTTTGAGTCTGTAGGGTATAGGGCATTTGCATTTAAATATAGATTCTTTCCAAAGAACAAATCTGAGAGTCAAAAAATATACAATATAATTAACACACTTAAAATACATATGCATCCGGAATTGTCTGGTGGAAAGTTATTTTACTTGTATCCTTCAGAATTTGATATACAATATTATTATAAAGATCAAGAAAATAATTATCTAAACAAATTTGCCAGATGTGCACTTACAGATTTAAATGTAGAATATGGCGGGGAACAATTTGCAACATTTGAGGATGGCTCTCCTGTTGAGATTGGATTATCATTAACATTTCAAGAATTAGAACAAATGACATCAGAGGGAATAGAAAAGCATGGCTACTAATCTATTCGGAGATTTTCCTAGAATATCATATACGTTAGATAATTATGCAAGTGAACAAGTAGTCGTAGATATTTTTAGGCGTATAGTTTTATCAAAAGAATATCAAGATAATTCTACATACTTCGAAGAATATGAAGTATTACACGGTGAAGCACCTGAAGAAGTTTCTTACAGATTTTATGGAACAACAGAATTGCATTGGTTGATATTAATGCTAAATGACATAGTTGATCCTAGATTTGAATGGCCAATATCTGAAGAGAATCTTTACAAATCTGTATCGGACAAATACGGAGGTGATAAAAATATTTTTAGTATTAATCGTGCAAAAAATCAAGCAGGATATGAAGTAGAGACATTTTTTATTTTAACGGAAGAATCTACACACAATGATCCTGTTAGAATATTGTTTGAGAGTAATGAAACAAATTCAATTAATACCCCAATACCATATCAAGATTCTACAGAAATTGCAGACTTTGTAAGTAACTTCGAAGTTGAAGAAGCAATAAACGAAAATTATAGATTGATTAAAATTTTAAAACAAGAGTTTGTGCAAGAAATATTATTAAGCTACAAGGAATTGTTGGCACAAACATGATAGATGAAAAATTAGTATTTCCAGGTGAAATTAACATAAAGGATATAATATTAGTATCCTTTGATAGATCCACGTTTGTTAGCCTTCAAGATTACCTTATAGAATTAAATATAACTGAAAGTTTATTCAGCTCTGTTGTATCTGGAACTATAATGCTTTCGGATAGTAGAAATTTAATACAAGAATTAAAAATAGATGGAAGCGAATATTTGTATATAGATGTAAGGACCCCTACACTTGAAGAAAAATATGGCATATCCAAATTATATAAAATATATGGGTTAGACGACAAACAGTATGTCAACGATGGCGCAACCTTGATATACAAACTTAATTTTTCATCTACAGAACAATTTAATGATTTAGCAAATCCTATTTATAGAGCTTTTGAAGGAAAGCCCGAAGAAGTCGTTCAACAGATATTTTTTGAGTATTTACAAGCAGATCGAGGATTGTCTGTTGGTAAAGATACACCAAAAGAAAATAAATCTCCGATAACTATAATGAATGATAGTGATAATGTTATCAAATTTGTTAGTCCAGGTTGGAATCCTTTACAATGTATAAACTGGATTGCTAGTAAAACATTACCAAAAAACGGCAAAGCAGCAAACTATTTATTCTGGGAAACAACCAAAGGATTTTATTTTGGTAGTATGGATAGTATTTTAAACTATCAAGATAATACCAGCATAGGCGAGTATGTATATTCTCAATCTTTTATTGATAGTTTAAAGGCAGATGAAAGGCATCTTGCAATGTATGCTATTAGGTCCTTGAGAATAGATAAATCGTTTGATAATATTATGAACAATATGACAGGGTACTTATCTAGTAGATTAATAAATGTAGATTTATATAATAAAAATTATGAGAATGTAGATTATGACCATGCTGAAAAATTTAGTAAATATTCGCATACAGAAAATGATAACCCTGTTCCATTATTTAATAAAGATATTGTGAGAAATCCTTTATCATATGTACAGGTAAATTATAGTCATCCAAAACTATATAATGATTTAGATAATAATTTTGATACCAAAGTTAAAGATATATTTGG